AGGATCTCTTTGTAATCCTCGCAATTACAATAAATTCTTAGCTCGTTAGGCATCTATATCCTCATCTCTAGCGCGTTCAGTATCCAGCAGCATCTCAATGCCCATAACCCCACAGCCTAAGCATTGAACGCAAACTACGTTAGGCGGTAGGTTAATAAACTCATCTACGATTTTATGCGTTTGCATACCGCTACCTATCTTGGCGCAAACCCTGCAGTTAATCCTCAGTAATGCCATATACGGACTTCCTTAATGCATCCATCTCAAATAACTCACGTTGAGATACCCAGAAATTGCCATCAGCTGCGTTGTAATACTTGGCCTTCTTAGCCCATAACACGGGCATCCAGCCAATAATTTGATATACCGGACTCTTATTACAGACAAGGATTGCTACATCGCTAAGCCTTGGATAATCCTTATGGATAATTAAATGACCGTTAATGTACTTAGTCCACTTAACTTCAAAGCCTAGATTGCCTAACTGTATATCTGGTGCATCGTGGAAAGTATTTACAGTAGGTATGAAATTACGAATACCCATGTATTGCGCTACTGCTATCTCTGCGCCAGCAGCCTCACTATGCTCAGCTACGAACTCGTGAAAGTTTATCTTTGTGTTATATCGGCCAGCATGGTCGGGCGTATTAGCCTTCTCGCCTGTACTACGGGCAAACCCACTAGCTGCTGCCTGTAATTCCTGCGATCGATCTAAGATCACCTGGACTATCTGTGCCATCTCAGTTATAGCCATATTGGTTTGCATTGATCTGCCCTTGACTTACTGCTACAGGTATAGCCGCGATATTTTTGCCCAGTTTTCGGGCTAGTTCCTTCCTTATAAGCCATCCTGCCATGACTGCAAATCGGCGCAGGATCTAATATCTCGCCACCTAATTGCGACTTAATATCTGCAATAGTTTCAGCTGCCGGGCGCACACTTCCGACACCTTCAACCTTTACTGCAGGTATAGCAGTAGCCCATAGATCAACCTCTACTGCAGGCTGAGCCTGTAGGCGTTCTACCTTTTCCATGTCCTGGCGTGTAGGCCTGGCATCGCTAGGCATCAGTAACCCAATGGCTCGACCAATGGCAGACGTGCTGCAGTTCTCGATCCAAAAGTCACGGTTTACGCCTCGATCAGTACGCAGCTCATATGCATAATCCACAGCCGCCGGCACTACATCCTCATGCTCACGAAATACGCTGGCACGGATGATTACATAACCATCCTTTACGTTTATCTCAACGATCTCAGTAATGATCCTGCCTGAGATATGGGTTTCTCTAAACCGCTTAATGCGGCTGTTCACATCCTCATAATTATTTAGGTCAAAGGCCATCATTTGACCACACGATCACTAGCTACACGCATACCAGCTGCGCGGCCACGATTGTAGCCATCCTTTACGCCTTCTTTATAACCGATCGACCAACCTACTAAAAACCATGCAACGCTAACCAATAAAACTAATACTGCTACTTTTTCTATATCCATTTACTTCGCCCTTGTTTGGGTTAAGCCGTGCTACACCAAATTAGGTAGCCCTGCCTAACGTGTAAATTAAGGGTAAAGCCTGGGTATGACAGAGGTCAATAACCGACACGCCTATCGAGACAGCAAAATCTCCATAATAGTATCGACTTTAGCTTCTATACGGTCAACGCGACCTCGTAAGTTATGGCCGCCATTGTTATCTATGCGTAACTCACTTAAGTAATACTTAACTAAATGGCGTACCAGCCCAGCCGCAAACCCGATAACGGTGCAGATTGCTATAACTATCGCTAAAAGCGACTGGGCGGCCGTCATTATTTAATGCCGAAAGTCTTATCGCTGTGATTAAGTCCACGCAATAATGGCCCGATAAGGCCAGCGATAAAAGCATTAGCAAGTGTTTTAGGGTCTGTAATGCCAGACATGTACAGGGCCGCAGCGCAACTTGCCGCAGCTCTTAAATAAGATAATCCAGCAGCTATAGCTTGTTCTTTCATGGTGTTACTCCTAAATGCCCTTAGTTTGTTTGGTATGGCAGCCCTAATTTTTCAATTAGCTTGGCAGTTTTTACAGGGTTTAGTGCGATCTCCCAGTGCATCTCATCTTTGCGTAACCAATTACCGCCCCAGTTAAGGCCGTATTTTTTAGTCAATGCCTGGATCATTGGAATTTTCTCAGCTGGAAACGTGCCAGCCTTACCTAACGGGTGCTTAGTCGCGTTTAGGTCTATCGCTGTACCCGATGCGTGGTTACTTAACTTGCCCGGTACACCTCGAACATCGCGATAGCAGTAGCCCCAGTCATCTAACGTGCCGCCATCGATTGGCTCGATCAATTCATGAAAAGACTCAGCAAAGGCAACCAATAAAGGCGCAGCAAAATATGCGCAACGCAACTTAATAGTGCTGCCCTTAATCGCGTAAGACTTGATACGGATCGACTCAACATCTTTAGAGGCTGGCCAGCCGTTATAGCTGATTGCAGACACTTTAGGCTGGATCTGCGAACTTAGCTACATGCGCGTTAATGGCCGCTAATAGATCGGCCTCGGTAGCATCATTGTTATCAGCTAGTCCTACAGTCAAAATAGACTTATCTGCATCTACTTCGCCTATCAAGCCTTTGCCATTTAGCTCGCCATCTAGCTGCGCTAGGTTAATTGGTTTAGTTACTTTTATCATCAGCTTCCCATATTTACTACGTTAATGCGGCGGTTATTAAAATAAACTGTTGCGCCGCTGGACTTGTATTGTGCGGTAAAGGTGTTTGATCCAGCCGTTAGGCCAGTGACAATGTATGCGTATGAGTGTGCATCGATAGTTTGCGTAGCGTTAGTTTTAATATTGATTGAAAACGCATCACTGGCCGCAATAGTGGTAGCACCTGATACAGCGTATGACATATATGCACGATCGGCTGTACCTGCTAGCTCGATCTCAGCAGAAAACATAATCATGGCTTTAGTGCCAGTAGTTAATGTAACGGCTGTTGCGGTTGCTAAACCTGTATAGCTTGTACTGGTAGTAGTCTGATTTGTTAAAGTTTCAGCCGATGCCGATGCTGGAGAACTAGCAGCACCGACTGCTACCCAGGCCGATCCGCTGTAATACTCAGTTGAGTTAGTGTCTTTTAAATAACTCATATTGCCTTCTTGTGGGCTAGTTACCGCAGCTGTACGGGCTGCTGCATCGGCAAACACCCACACGCCTTGCATTAAATAACCATTTGTATCGGCGGCCGTAAGTACGTCACCAGTTACGAAGGTCTTAAAACCTGCTCCTGCTCCCATTTTATATCTCCTTAGTAACTTAATACAGACGTATCAAGTACGCCATATTGGGTTGAGTTTAATATAAATCCGTCAATAACCGGCTCAAGTGTAGTAAAGGTCGTACGCCATTTATTAGGGGTAACGCTGTGTGCCACGCCAAATATTTGTAAGGTTTTTGTAAGAGTAGATGCACCTGGCTGGTTAGTAGTAATAGTCACCGGGTCAAAAAAATCAAGATCAAGCGCGGCTACGATGCCATTGGCGTAGTTATCTGTGTATAGGTCTAGCTCGATCGCATCGCATCTAACGCTAGTTTCGGCGCGGCTGGCAACGTATGCACGGGCGTAGTCCAGGGCTACGGCATCGGTCTGCATAAGCAAGTTCTGGATATTGTAAGTGTGCGCAAAATACTTAGCCACACTAGCTGCGTTAGTAGCGTTTTGGACTGTGCCACCTGTGCGGCTTACGTTGGCCTGGTTAAATACAAGGGTGTCATCTAATCGCCATACGGCATTAAAATAGCCAATATCTGTGCCATTATCGTTAAATACTGTAGGCGTACCTGCGATGCTGGCCGTAGTAACGTTACGATCTTGAAATACGAAAGAGCCAGATGCATCAACGTAAAACGCGCCGTACTCACTATTTGTAACGGTTTGTAATGCGGCTAGGGATGTACGAGCTGTGCCGGGATCTGCCTGCATAGTAGTTAAACCTGCATCAACATCACGCATAGATGCTGGCCAATTAATTTCATCAAGTATCTCATTAATGCGTGTACCACTTAGGTCGCCAGCAGTTGCACCTGTAACCGTACTGATCTGGGCATTTTGAGCCAGTCTTAGGGCATCCACGGCCTGGATGACTGTGTAAACTACATCGTTAGCATTTTTAGGGGTAGTGGTTGTATAGCTAGTAATGAACCCTGAGAACATTGGATAGGTAGTGCCACTATAAGTAGCCGATATAGATACCTTACGCATTGGATCAAGTAGGCCAAAATAGGGGCTGCTAGGGTTCTGCGGATTAAAGTCGCCGTTTTGATCCACGATACGCAGGGTTAGCGTACCTGTCTGAAATTCATCGGCCTGCGGATTACGGCCGCGCTTAATGCTTACGCTATCGACTACGTTACTTACATCTACAATAACTGCAGCTGAATCGGCAAGGATATTAGTACCTAAAATACCTTCGCCAAGAATTAATGCCTGGGCAAAACTAGGGCCAGTAGAAAAGTTAATGACCGCGTTAATAACTGGGACTGTCATTTGATTAAGAACCCTGCAGGCGTTCTAGGCATACCTGTTCTGTCAGCATTTAGTAATGCATCGTTTACTTTCTCGGTAAAGTCATCACCATCTAATACGTTGCCTTCGATATTAATAGTTATGGATGGCGTTTGCATACCGTAACCAGGACCACCCATTGAAGGGCCATACGGGTTAAACATTGACGATGATCCTGTAGCAGATTGCGCAGGTGTTCCGTTTGTAACAGCTTCTGCTAAATCATCTACAGCTGATTGTGACTCGGCAACGGATGCAGCGGCAGCTGTAGCAGCATCTGCAGCCTCAGCAGCGGCATTTGTTACTTTTTGCAGGATGTCATCGATCGTATCATCCTCTGTAAAAATACTTGTGCCACCAGTATTACCGCCGCCAGTACCACCGCCACCGCCCGTACCGCCACCACCATTACCGCCAGCCGCAGCGGCTGCGGCTGCAGCAGCGGCAGCAGCTAGTAAATCATCGACATTACGGTCTTTATTTTGACCCGGATTATAAGTAACTCCAGGGATCATGGTCATGCCGCCCTTGAGTTTATTTAGTTCATTAATTGCGGCAGTTAAACTGCCTGCCCATGTAGCAAACGGATCTTTAGCCTCACCAATTTTTAAAAGATCGGCAGCAATTTTGGCATTTTTTGCTTGAATATCCTCTAACTTTTTTTGCAAGGCTTCGGCTTTATCTGCGTTGCCATCCTCAATAGCCTGCATAAGCAATAGGCGTACTTTTTCTTCTTCGCTTATCTTGCCCTTTAGCGCAGCTGCTATTTGAATTTTTTGTATTTCAAATACGGCAGCAGCCTTATCTAATTTTGCTTTATTGGCAGCTGCTAATTTATCGGCCTTAATCTTAGCCGCTGCGGCTTTTTTGTCGGCTAGGATCTTAGCGGCTGCGGCTTTAGCTTCACGTTCCTTTACGAAATCGCGGCTAGGGCCACCTGATCCACCTGTAAACATACGGCGAGCCTGGTTATTAAGTGTGCGCATCTCTGCGCCTAGATTAGACAGAATACTAATATACGCGCCGATTACTGGAATAGCTTGTACATAAGCATCTAAAGGTAATTGAAAAGCTTTACCTGCTACTGGTATCTCTTTTAATTTTTGAATAAATACGCCAATGCCGCGAATAATGTCGGCAATATAAAGTGAAGTTTGCTCTAGTCCTGTGTTTAACTGATCTATGCTTGTATCACCGCTAAGCAATTTTAAAGCATCTACTAAGCCTTCGCCTATAGTTTCCTTAGCATTATTAGCAGCTACTTGTAATTTGGCCAACTGGCCTGCATAACTGTTGGCTGCGCTAGTGGCTTGACCAGCAAACAAGGTAGTTAGTTTTTGCTGTATATCCTCAAACTTACCCGATGCTAATTCGGCTTTAGATATACCAACACCTAAACGGCCAATAGCGGCATTTTGTCCTAAATAGGCTTTTTGTAAACTTTGTGAAACCTGAGTAACTGTCTTGCCTGTACCAGCTGCAATATCTAAAGATAGGTTTAATAATTCTTGTGACTTACTAACTGACCCGGTGGCTCGTAATAATCGATCCATGGCTGGGCGTAGTTCATCATCAAGTACGCCAGTCTGCTGCTCTAAGTTATCAATAAACCGACCAACAATAACTGTATTATTATCGTAATTAAGTCCTAGATTTTTAATCGTAACGCTTAATGATCGCGCAGCATTATCATCCTCTATAAATGCCTTAGCTGATGACTTGGCAAAATTTATTACAGCAGTAGCACCGAAGGCTACGCCGAAAGTTTTTGCTAAATTTTTTACACTTTTTTCTAACCCTGATGTGGACTTGCTTGCCTTATCAAAGGCTTTTTTGCCTGTAAACTCAGCGGCTATATCGATCTTTACTGATGGATCAATGGCCATTAGTTATACCCCACAGCCTTGTTAAACTTATCCCGGGCTTCCTCGATGGCTTTAATAACAGCTGCGTTAGTCTTGCCGCCGTCATCTTTCCACGCACGAAAGATTGCACGGCCTTTCATCTTGCGGGATCTACGTCCTGCACCTGTTTGATTATTAGCATCTACAATTACGCCGTACTGGTTAATAGCCTGTATAAATATTGATCCCGCTTGCGGGTTACGGCTACGGCCTTGACCCGGGCCATTAGCTACAATATTTGCACCTTGGTTATAGCCTGGGCGTTGCACAATAAATGATGATCCTTGCTCGCGCCCGTTAGGGTTTACGCGTCCAGCAGTTTCATAGATTGCACCAGACATCGATGCATTTACAATTCTAGATAATGATCTAAAGCCTGATCGGTTTACCTTGCTAGGTGTGGTCTTATAACCTATGCCGCTTCTAGCAGCTCTACCATCCCATACCCACCTAGTATTGCCCTTTGCTTTACCCCAACCAGATAGCGGTGCGCTGGATGGGATAAAGCCACGAGCCTTAAATACTACAGGTTTAAGCAAACTAGCCATTTCTTTCTGTGTTTCTTTAGCTAGATCAGGTGTAAATTTCTTTAGGGCTTTACGAAGCTCAATGCCGCCTTTTACCGCTACTGGCATTTTTGATCTCCTTATTTCGATCTTTCATCGCTTGCAATAAAGCCTTAAACATCCTGCTATCTAATGCTAATAAATCATTGGGCGGTATAGACGTTTCTAAACTGATCCGTGCAACCAGGTAAGTAAACGAATCCCGCCCTATCGTTCCGGGTCATCATCTAACACTTCCACCTTGGCCAGCATCTCAACGAAATCTGCACCGAATAATGGAATTGTTACAGCTGCGCGCTTTAGACACTCGTAGGCCAACCAAAAAACATCACTTTGTTTTTCATCGTCACGAAACGCCTTATGAAAACCTTTACCTTTGTACGCTTCAAAGGCAAACTCAATAGCCGGGGTTATCTGGTGTTCAGTAACCTCGCCTGTTGCCCTTGTTATTTTGAGTTTAGCCATTTTTTTGCCCTTTCGTAGTTAGATTAGAACGCAACCGATGGTGACACTGTTACAACGGAATTTACAGTAAATGAAAGGCTTGAGGCCGCTTCATCGCCCACGCCACCGCTACCGACAGGTGTTAAGTTATTTACCAAAATATTGAATTGGTATGAAGGATTATCAGCACCTACAGCAGTACCTTTTTTAGTAATCATTGATACAGCTAATGTTTGACCTGCCGCTGCGTTTAGTGTCTGCATTACCTGAGATGATGCCCAGTCGTTTAGAAAGTCCACTGAAAAATTTGCAGCTTGCAAACCAGAAACGTAACGCCTCGAAAGATCGCCCATACTTGTGACTTCAAGTTCGTCAAAAGTTTGAGTAAGTGTTACTGCTGTTACATAGCTTGATATATCAATGCTTGGTACTGTTGGCGCGGCCGCTGTGGCAAGTTTAACGCCAACATTATTATTTAAATAAATTGCCATTTTGTTTATTCCTCGTCTGTTTTAGTAGTGGCTTTAGATGGTGCTGCGTTTTCTTTTACTTGGCCAATTTTAATTAGCCAAGCTAGATCAGTTTCGTTACTCATGGTTTAACTCCAGCTCGTTAGTACGGATATATTAAATTCGGCTGTTAGTAGATCGCCGCTATCTGCATTTAATACGCCAGGCGCGCTAACGCTAGTTATATTAAATACGATATTAGATGCAGCTAGTTTTGTATAAGCTGCAACGATAAATTCCTCGATGCCCTGAAGGTTGCCCTGGTTATCCAGCATTGGACACGTCAACAGGATCCGAAAGTTAGCCAGGGGTGAAATAGTTATCTGGCTGTTATTGCTAGGTGTGAGATATGGGTCTGCCGGTAATACCACGCAGCTGTTGGCCAATATTGTGGCGGGTGGGTAACTAAATACCGACCAGACTCCAGCATTGGTTAAAGCCGTTGCGATGGTGCTACGCAGGGTTGTAATGGCTGCCGTAGGCATTTATCCCACCATGCTATTCGGACTCATGTACGGGGCTAGTAGGCCGCGTACCTTGCCTATCATGCTGTTGCCCATGCGATATGGATTAAAATTTAAGCCGTCTGGGCTTACTCCACCTGTCGAGCTGACCTGCCTGGCCTGCCATATATCGACTGCCAACATCATCGCAGCTTGTCTAACGCTTGCTGTATTAACGTAGGTAGCAGTCTTTGTATCTGCACCTACAGCTGCGCCAGATGGCACTACGCGCCTAAAGTTTTCATCGGCTGCAACCTTGGCGTATTGAATAAAACTATAACCGCGTGGTTGCTGATAATAATTTAACTGCATATTAAATGCAGGCAATAAATTTGTAGTGCCTGTGCTAAAAGGTAGCGTGGCAGTAATTGTGTAAGTGCCGTTAAATGTGGAACCAGCCCCGGCTATTGTCACG